CGCCAATCGATTTATTACCGACCTGTGCGCACAATACCAAGACATGGTCGGCGCTACCGTGCGACGCCGCCGCACATTGGCAAACTACGTAACCAACAACATCGCCGAGTATGCCGACGACTATTACCTGATCGAGCAGCGCGTCAATGAAAGCATCGAGACCGTAAAATTCGATCTGTCCAGCCCGCTGGATTTTCTCGATAAGCAGCTGCCGGGGATGATAGCCATCGCCACCGGCTGCCCGCACCGGTACAAATCGACACAGGGCGGCTCCGGCTGCTCATGGCCCGGCACCAATCCGGCGCTGTGGTTCGACCGCTTCGGCGCATCAGTAAGCAGCGCATCGCTCGACGTGTGCGGCAAGCGCCTGACAGACTGCAAACTCAGATTCGGCGCAAATAACCCGCTGGATTATGGCGGTAATCCAGGCCTAGGCAGGAGTAGCACATAATGGATATTAACCTGCAACAAATCATCGACCATGCCGCCCGCGCCTTCCCGCAAGAGGCCTGCGGCCTAATCTTTAGGACCAGCTATGGCTATCAGGTACTGGAGTGCGCCAACATGGCGCACGATCCGGAGCACTCCTTCCTGATAGACCCAATACTGTACGCCACGCACGCACGGCACATTGCCGCCGTGTATCACAGTCACCCGAACCGCCGCCCTGAGCCGTCAGCAGCGGACATAGCCAGCGCCGAACGCTGCAACGTGCCGTTTTTAATTGTCAGCTACCCCAGCGAAGAGCTGTACACGTACACCCCGCACGGCATATTGCCTGCACCGTATGAGGGCCGCGATTTTGTTTACGGGGTGATGGATTGCCTGAGCCTGGTGTCTGATTATTACCGACACGAACTCGGCATCGTCATCAACGACGGCGCCCGAAAACAATGGCAATGGTGGCTCGACCCCGTCCATTCTAGCGCATTCGTCAACGGATTCACCGCGCAAGGGTTCGCTGTAGTCGACGACCTACAGCCATATGATCTGATTATTATGTCAACAAAATCACCCTGTCCCAATCATGCCGCGATTTACATTGGCGACAGCCGCATCCTTCATCATCCGAGCCAGCACACCCCATCCAGGGTAGAGATGTACGGCCAATATTGGCGGCAAAATACCACCTGCTATTTGCGACACAATCGCCTCACAGGAATTGGAAATAATGAAAAAAATTAAATTATTCGGCGATTTGCAGACATTCAAATCCGACTGGGAGCTACATGTAAAAACGCCCGGCGAGGCATTACGGGCTATTGACGCCAACCGCCCCGGCTTTTTGCGAGCTACAGAGGCTGGGGATTACGTCGCTATATTAGTAGATGCCGACAACCCGGAAATGACCCGCCAAGTGACGATGGATAATAATTTTGCGCCGTGGGCAAATGAGGTGCTAATGATTATCCCCCGTACAGGCGGAGATATTCCAGCCGCTGCCGTTGCCGCCGCATTTACCGCAATTGGCGTTACCGGCGTTACCGCGACATCTTTTGTTGCGCATGCCGTAACCAACCTCATTAAGGTAGGGCTATCAATCGCACTATCGGCATTGGCAAATGTAATCACCGGCAGCAAACAATCGGTGACCGCAGCAAACACCGAAACGCCTGAAAACAAACCCTCGTTTGTCTCAAACGGCCCGGTTAATGTCGTCCGCGCCGGACACCCTCACCCAATCATTGTCGGGGAGTTTTTGTGCGGCTCCATCGTGCTATCCAGCCAAGTACATGTCAAGGACATACCGTTATGAGCTCGACTATAGCAGGAGGAGCAATGGGCGGCGGTGGCAGCAGCCCTGCACCCGCACGAACCCCGATTATTGCCCCGGATTCCGTCCGCTCACAAGCGATATTCGAGGTCGTCGATGAGTGGGGCTGGGGGGAGATCGATGGCTTCCCCGAGGGTGCCGATCCGCTGGAATACGTCTGTCTCGACGGCACCCCGATCAAGTCAAGCGGAACCCTCAATTTTCAAGGCGTTACATTCGATTACAGGCTGGGTACGCAAGATCAAACCTACATACCCGGCACTGTTGACGACGTTATCGGTTCGCCGGAAATTGTTGACACCCCAGTGACCCACGCCACACCGATAACCCGCACCGTCACCGACCCCAATACCGACGCCGTCCGGATAGTGGTGACCTTCTCCGGGCTGGTCGCGCAAAATACCACCACCGGCGATAAGTCGGCAGCCACCGTCAACCTGAGTATCGAAATCCGCCCAGCAGGCGGACAATGGACAGTTATCGACCTGCAAGGCCGTGGTACAGTGCGCGATAAAACCGATTCGCGATACCAGCGCAGCTACCAAATCAATTTACGCACAATCGCCGCCAGCGCAACGAGTTACGATATTCGGGTATCCAGATTATCCGCAGATCCGGACAGTAGCGAAAACTCCGCATTCCGCTGGAGCAGCTACGACAAACTGACCTTTGCGAAATTACGCCGACCCAATATCGCGTACTGCCGATTGACCTTCGACACCCGTTATTTTAGCACCGTGCCGACCCGTAGCTACAAACTGCGCGGCTGGAAAATCCAAGTGCCCGACGCGTCCGTTTACGACCCTGTCGCCCGGACATACTCG